GATGCAATTAAGGGTGCCGTAGCTTCAGTTACATTAGTAGGTATAATGCGATCAGCATGGGAAAAAATTGCTATTATTGTTTCAACCGTATGGTATGTTATTAAACAAACAGGAAATGAAATCGGAGGAATAATTTCCCAATTTAGCGCGTTAGGCGAAGGTGGTGGTATTTTTTCTAGCGAAGGCCGCGCTGCGTGGACTCGTGTTGGTGAAGTTATGAAGACTGATGCCGAAGCTGCTAGAAAAGCGCAAGATGAATTAGTTGCTTCAATACTAAGGACAGGCTCTGCTCAAGAAACTCAGGCTACTGCGACAGCAAGAACTAGAGAAGAACTTTTACAAAGTGTAGCTTATGCACAGCAGTTTGAAGAAAGGCAAAAGCTAATAAACGAGCAAGAGAAGATTCGTGCAGGGTTAGACCAGAAGAAACTCACCCGAGCAGAAGCAATGCAGAAAGCTGAAGAGGATGCTCTAAAAAGAGTCAAGAATCTAACTTCTGCGGAGATCGCTAGAATTAGAGAAACTGCAGGTTTGCAGTGGGATAAATCTAGGGCAAGCGATCAGACTAAAGCGCAAAATGATTTAAATAAGTCAAAAGAACTAGCTATTGATATTTTAAACAGAGAAGTAGGATTAACATCTACTTACAATAATGATCTTGCTCGTTTATATAAAGCTAAGAAAGATTTAAACTGGACTGATGAATATTATGGAAAGTTAGTTGAGGATTTAATCAAGCAGCAACCTTTTTATACTAAGCAGCAAAAAGAACAAAAAGATGCAATAGATAGGACTACAAAAGCTCAGGAAACCTACAATGATATTCTAGGTGTTTCTTCTGGTTTTAATACAGATTACAATAATAAACTAGAACAATTAAATTATTTAAGAGATAGCGGTATAAAATCTTTAACGGAATATGAAACTGCATTAGATGCTTTAAATAAGAAGCAACCCTACTACCTAAAGCAATTAGCTGACGAAGAAAAAGTACGAAAAGCTATAGCAGATGCACTTAAGAAACAACAAGATGAACTTAAGAAGTTAACTGAAGAAACAGATAAGTATGCACATTCCCTTCAGAAAGCTTATGAGGAAGTACTATTAGAAAAAGAACTAATGGGGCTATCTGCTGAAGATCGTGCTAGAAGACTTGAGACATTAAAGGTAGAACAAAAATATCTTGAAGAAGTAGAAGCAGCACAGAGAGCCTACAATATTTCTTTCAGTGATTACATGGATTTGCTTGATAAAGCAAAGGCAAATCGAGAGCTTGGCTTAAGGATTATAGATGAAAAAGCGAATATTGATGCTTTAAAGAGAATAGAAAAATTATCTTCTTCTATTGTTGACGCATTATTTATTGGGGGCGAGGCTGGCGCAAAAAGCCTGCGAGACAGTTTAGTAAGTGAACTAAAGAAACCTGTAACAGTCTTAGTGAATGCTTTTATCAACCCTATCATGCAGAACTTAAGTGCAACTATACGAAATGGTATGCAAGGCGGTGCTTCTTCTAGTGGCATTATGGGTAGTCTATCGTCAATGAGTTCCATTGGTCAACTTGCCCAACTTGCAAACCAAGGCTATGCTTCTGCACTAGGAACTGGGGTATCTGCATTATTCGGTACAACAGCAGGTAATTCTGCTATTGCTACTGCCATTACAGGCTCTGCTAGTTCTGCTACTGCAGCAGCTTCCGCAGCCGCACAAGCAGCAGGAGCGACTTCAGCAGCAGCAGGCACTATGGCTTCACTTGGGGCTAGTATTGCCACAGCAGTTCCTTGGGTAGCTGCTGCGCTTTTTGCTGTAAATATTTTAGACAGCGGATTATCTAGAGGGCCAATCGAAAATAGAGCACAAGGTATACAAGGTACTTTTTCAAATAATCAGTTTCAAGGCCAGTCTTTCCAAGATAAGTTCCAAAGAGGCGCTAGCGGTTTATTCGGCATGAGTTTTCTGGGCGGGTCTAGTAATAAAAACTGGACAGAAACGCAAGATCTAGCTGATGATACCATTAAAGCTTTTAGTAAAGGATTCTCAAGTTTAAAAAATTCTGCAGAAAGTTTCGCTAAGTCTCTAGGCTTAAGTGCAGAGAAATTAACTACGTTTAGTACAGACATTAAAATTGCACTAACAGCAGACGCAGAAAAGAATAAAGAGATTATTGCTAAAATGTTTGCTGATGTAGCTGATATAGTTGCAACGACTCTAGCACCTACGCTTAAGTATTTTGCGAAGGACGGAGAAACTGCTGCAGTTACTTTCCAACGATTAAGCGAAACAATACTGACTGTTAACTTAGTCTTAAAGGATCTTGGGGCTGCATTATTTAAAACTAGTTTAGATGGTGCGAATGCAGCACAAGCCTTAGTAGATTCAGCAGGAGGTATTCAACAGTTCGGACAAATTTCTGCTGCTTATTATAATAGTATTTATTCTGCAGATCAGAAGTTAGCAAACTCAGCGAGAAAGTTAAAAGAAGGTTTTGTAGAATTAGGTATCGCAATTCCTACAGATAAACTTGCTTATCAAGTACTTGTACAACAAGCAGTCGCTACTGGAGCAAATGATACAGCAGTGAAGTTAATGCTTTTAGCTCCATTGTTTGATGAACTATCTAAAACTAGCGAAGAAGCAGGTAAATCTTTTAGTGATCTCGGTAAGAGCATTGTAGATTGGATTAAGACTTTACTGAATGAAACTTCAACTTCTGGCAATAACTTACTTGCTGCTAAATCTGCATATCTACGTGATCTTGAACTTGCACAAACAAACGATAAAACAGCGTTAAGTTCTATCACAGGTTCAGCAAAATCGTATCTCGATATTGCTAAAGCTAGTAGTACGAGTTTCGCTGCTTATCGTTTGATGACTGCTAAAGTAGTTTCAGATTTACAAGCACTACCTGCAATCAATGCATTAAATGCTACTGCTGATACTCCTACAATTGCAGCAATGAATACTCAAATAGATATTCAACAGAAGCAATTAGATACGCTAGTAGAAATAAAAGCAATTCAAACAAAAGCAGCAGGGGATGAAGTAGTAAGACTAGCTGCAGAAAAAGAAAAACAAAAAGCTGCACTTGAAGCATTAAACAGGCAGAGAGCTATAGATGAGGATTATGCTAAGTATATACTCTACCGTGGAGCCGAATCACCTAACGCATTAGGTAATGCTTTTACAAGCTCAGGTATCTATTCTACGCCTACGTTCTTCTCTTCTGCTAACGGTGAACCTCAAGTAATGGGTGAAGCTGGTCCAGAGGCTGTTATGCCGTTAAGTCGCATGTCGGATGGTTCGCTAGGTATTCGAGCTTTGCAATTTTCACAAGGAAATTCTACTGATAGTTCTGCAGTGCTTCAGGTGCTTATACAACTAAATGCTAACATAGAAGGACTACGTTCTGAAGTTCGTGCTGACGTTACACATAATGCTAAGACTGCGAGATTGCTTGATAGAGTAATTCCAGATGGAGACAGCGTTGCAGTTAAGGTTGTAGTTTAATTGAATAGTTATATTACAAGCAAGACAAGCATATCGATAGCTATGCTTGTTCTTTTAACAGCTAACTATTTTGATTCATATAACAATTAGGATTTAATATGAAGGTTATAAAACCGAATACAATCGCATATCCAGACGGTTCTTTTAGCAGATCAACTATCGGAACATACTTCGATAATCTAGGAATAATGCAGACTGCTGCAATTAATGCACCTAGATTTACATACAACCCTAGTACGAAAGCATTTGAAGGTTTGCTAATAGAACCTGCGAGTACGAATCTGTTGCTTTATTCTGCGCAGTTTGATAATGCAGCTTGGACTAAATCTGCGGCAACAGTTACTACAAATGCCGTTGCAGCGCCTGATGGGACAGTTACTGCAGATAAATTAGTAGAAGATACTAGTAATTCTTCTCACGATATTAGGCAACTATATTCAGGATCTGTTAATACGAGCTATACTTTTTCATTCTTTGTAAAAGCAGCAGAACGCTCAATTATTGATGTGTTTATTGGTGGTCCCAGTGTAGCAGCTAATTATAATTTAATAAATAAAACTGCCATAGGTACAGGAAGTTCAATAATCTCAGTTGGTAATAATTGGTATAAATGTAGTATTACGGCTACAACTACAAGCGGTAGTGGTGCATTTAATCCAATAATTATTTTAAATAATGGAATAACTACTACTTACACAGGAGACGGTACAAGTGGTATTTACTTATGGGGCGCACAATTAGAAGTAGGTACAAAAGCAACATCATATATTGCAACTACCAGTACTTCTGTACTTAGAAATGCTGATGTAATCACTGGCACAGGTTTAATCTATACTACAGCTACAGATCCTAACCCGTTGTACTCTTCTGGTACTACATATGCTTTAAATGCACTTGTTAGATACAATGGTATCATCTATCAGAGCTTGCAAGCTTCTAATACTAACCACCAGCCAGATATTTCTAGTACTTGGTGGGTAGAGCTATATGCAGATAATCTTCATGCTGCTTTTGATACTCAAGCTAGTACCGTTAGTTCAGCTACTACTTCATTAACCTTTGTAGTTAAGTGCGGCTCTTTTGATTCTGTTGCACTTATTAATTTAGATACTGCACTTGCACAAGTAGCTGTTAGCGATTATACATCTAAGGCACTTGTATATAGTGGCTCTGTTGGATTATCAGAAGGTACAATCAACGACTGGTATCAGTATTTCTTTAATGACCCTTTCGTGCATAGAACTCAAGCAACTTACTATAACATTCCACCTTATACAGAAGCGATTGCTACCGTTAGACTAACGAATTCCACAGGAGATATTGCTTCAGTTGCTCAAGCTATATTTGGAACTATTTCGGATTTAGGTGCTACACAATACGGAGCGCAAGCAGGTATTGTAGATTACTCACGAAAAGATACAGACGAATTTGGTACTACTACATTCGTTAAACGAGCCTATAGCAAACGTCTAACTTCAGATATTTATATCAATAATTCAGAGCTAAACAGAGTACAGAATTATTTGTACAACATCAGAGCAACACCTACCGTATGGATTGCTAGTGATGACCCGCTATTAGAAGAAGCATCCGTCGTATGGGGCTTCTATCGTGACTTCTCAACAACCATAGCTTACCCCTCACATTCATTATGCAATCTTCAGATAGAAGGTTTAACTTAAGGATTTACCATGCCCATAACCTCCCTACCGACACCACCGTCTAGATCAGACCCTACAAACTTTGCTACTCAAGCTGATGCTTTCTTAGGTGCATTACCTACATTTCAAGCAGAAGCTAATGTACTGCAAACAGATGTAAACTCTAAGCAAACATTAGCGGCTGCTTCTCAGACTGCTGCTAATACATCTGCAGTCAATGCCGCAGCTTCTGCACTTGCTGCTGCTAACTCTGCTGCAGTATCCATCTGGGTTAGCGGTACTACATACGCAATCGGAGATGCACGATTTAGCCCAGCTAACTTTCTAACTTATCGTAGAAAAACAGCAGGCGCAGGTACAACAGACCCATCTGCCGATTCAACTAACTGGCAGCTTATCACGCAAGTAGAAGTTCCATATGTTATCTCTACAGCAACTAATGCTTCAGCAAATAGCGTCTATATTGTCACAGCCAATCTTACATTAACATTACCTGCTTCTCCGCTCGTTGGAGATAGCATCAGAGTAATTAATCTAAGTACATCAAATACAATCACTATAGCTAGAAATACAAAGAATATTATGAGCCTAGCTGAAGATTTAATTGTTGATTTATTTATTGCTCCAATTACACTTATGTATGTAGATGTAACTAGAGGCTGGGTTTTAATTTAAGGAGAATACATGAGTAAATTAAGTGATTTTACTGCAGTTCAGGCAGGACTGCGAAATCGGATTATCAATGGCGGCATGCGGTTGGCAAGAGTTACCCCTATGGTTAACGCACAATCTGGTCAGTTTGCAGATAGATTCAGATATGATTCTGGTACTACTGCTAGAGTAGGTTCTGTTAATTTTTATAATGATAGTCTCTATTACAGCCAGCTTAACGTATCAACTGCTGATACAAGCATATCTTCATCTGATTATGGTCAAATAATTTATGGTCTTGAGGGGTATGACATTATTGATTTAATGGGTACAACCTTTACATTATCTTTCTGGGTTTTTTCAACAGTACCGGGAGTTTATAGTGTGGCATTTCGTGATGCTCCAACTTTACGTTCGCATATTAAAACATATACAGTTAGTGCTAGTAATACTTGGCAAAAAATATCCTTAACTGTAACTGGTGGATTACCGACCGGAGGGTGGGCATTAAATAAAAATGCAGGCTTATATATATCATGGGTACTAGCTTCGGGCTCAACTTACCATAATACTACTGATTCTTGGCTGTCTGGTAACTTTTTAGCTTCTTCATCTCAAGTTAATTTCTATAACAGTACATCCAATATTTTCCGCTTAGGTAGTGTTCAGCTAGAGCTAGGTTCTACTGCTACAATATTTGAACAAAGACCAGTTAGTTTAGAGCTTGCTTTATGTTCGCGCTATTTATTTACTGTCCCTATGTCAAACTTCTTTGGTACTGGCACACTACGAACAGGAGGTTCATCTTCTTACATATTTGTACCAACAGCAACTCCACTAAGAAACTCACCGAACTTATTTTATACACCCCTAAGGATTTACAGCGGAGATACTTGGGCAAATGTTAGTTCTCTGAGTTTCCTAAATCTCTCTGATGGTGGTTTTTGTCTTCAACTTGGTCACTCGTCTATTGGGTCAAATGGTGCTGATTGTATTCTCTATACAGAGACAGGCCCTTTTGTTGCAGATGCAGATGTTTGAGGATTTAAATGTATAAACTTACTAATGAAAATTATATCTATAATTCTGAGGCTAATGTTTGGTTTCCAAATGAAGAATCTAACTATTATTATCAGAAATATCAGGCTTGGCTTGCGGAGGGAAATCTACCAGAACCTGCTGACCCACCTCCTCCACCAGACTACAGCGCCTTACGCCGTGCTGCTTACACTACAGAATCTGACCCGCTGTTCTTCATGGAACAACGTCAAGAAGTCCCTGTAGGAACATGGTTAGCTAAAGTAACTGAGATTAAAGCAAGATGGCCGCAGGATTAATCGCACTACTACTGACCTGTGTAGGTATTACCTTATATTTAATCGTATTCTGGTATGCCTATATTCTCGTCATGGGTTTATACCGAGCGCATCTTGCAGGTAGACTTAATAAGTTTACCTTTGTAGTTGCGCTGCCTGCTTTGATCGTAGGCTATATTATGGATATTATCGCAAACATATTCATAGCTTCTTTTGTATTCCTAGAGCCTCCGAAGGAACTCTTAGTTACTACAAGACTACAACGATACATCAAAGGGCCTGTGACTTGGCGACGAGACAGAGCCTTTTGGATATGCCATACGTTGCTTGATTATTTCGACCCTTCTGGGAAACACTGCTAATATTAAAGAAAGTTCAATATGTCAGATGAGAATACAGCACTAGAAAAGAGCCTCTTAAAAGATCAAGCTATCGGGATGGTAGTTGCAAGAATTGCACTACTGCACGAAGACTTTGGTGAAATGAAAGGAGCTTTGAAAGAAATGGCTAATGCTATCTCCAAGATTGCTTTAGTAGAAGAACGGCAACAACAAGCAGCGTTAGCACAAGAACGTACATTCAAGGGATTAGAAAAGCTAGAAGCTAGGCTAGAGAAACTAGAATCACAAGCTCCACTTAATCTGCAAAACAATAAACGAATCGAACGGATTGTAGTAGGCTTGTTTACTTTGATTGTAGGTATCGTTATGTATAAATTACAACTATTAGGTTAGGATATTATGTTTGAATTAGCTGCAAGTGGTTTGCTTGGAAGTATCTTAGGTGGTATCTTCAGATTAGCCCCAGAATTATTAAAGTTCTTTAGCAGAAAAGAAGATAACCGGCATGAACTAGAGATGTTCAGGCTTCAGACTGAGCTTGAAAAAATTAAAGGAGAATACCGCGTAGAAGAGAAATACGTAGATTTTTCTGTTGCTCAAATGCAGGCTATTCAAGCAGCAAATGAAGCAGACGGTAAAGCTGCTGCTTCTAGCTACAAATGGGTATCTGCGCTTTCTGTGTTAGTTCGTCCGATTATCACCTATGCTCTATTTGGGTTATACACTGCAGTAAAGATTACCTTTATTGCGTATGCTTATAGCACAGGTTCAGACTGGTCTGAAGTTATGAAGCAGAACTGGACTGCTGATGATTTTGCTTTGCTGAATATGATTCTTACTTATTGGTTTATCGGAAGATCAATCGAGAAATATCAATCGAAGAAATAGCAATGGATAAAGCTACAGAGATTAAGCAAGTATGCACAGAATTGCTTTTAGTTCCTTTTGAGGGTTATCATACGAAACTCCCAGACGGAAGCTGTACGGCCTATGCAGATCCCGGCCCTACCGGATTACCTGTAACGATAGGATACGGAAGTACATACAATGAAGATGGTTCGCTGATTAAACTAGGTGACGTATGGACACATGAGCATTCAGTCTATATGAAAAGCTTAGAGCTAAATAAAGCATTGAGAAATCTGATGATTTATTCACCTAGATTATTTAACGAACCTACTTCTAGAATAGCTGCTGTACTCTCTTGGGTCTATAACTGCGGTATTGGGAACTACAGAGTATCTACATTCAAAAAGAAAATAGATGCTTGTGAATGGGAAGATGCTGCAGAGCAATGCAAGAAATGGGATAAAGCCAAGGGTAAGGTTCTTCGAGGACTGACCCGTAGGAGAGCAGCAGAAGCAAATTTGATTATTAACCCAATTTAGATAAAAAATTACCCCCTAGGACGACCATACGGTTATCTTAGGGGGTTTTTCTTTTGTATGACAGCTAGAACGCACTAGGAAGGCTTCTGTGCTGTTTTCGAGCTATCAGGCTACTAGCACCTTAGTCCATGCCTGATCGTTTAACCTAGGTTGTTCTGGAGGCTTGTTTTTAGCATCATAGTGTAAAAATTAACACTAAGCCCAAACATTCGCCCAATCTCCAGATAAAGAGCCTTTTGCATAATCTGTTACACGCTGTTCAAAGAAATTAGTATGCGTAGTACCTAACATGCCGTCAACCCAAGGTAACGGATTCTTCTTAATCTTAAAGATTCCTTTCAACCCTAGTGAGATAAGCCTGCGATCTGCGATATACCTAATGTACTTCTTTACGTCTTCTTTCGTTAGGTCTTGCATTTCAGCTACTCCGAAAGCAAGATCAATAAATCCATCTTCTAGTTCTACCATTCGTTCAGCAATAACATAAAGTTGTCCTTTTAGTTCGTCATTCCAGATGTGTTTATTTTCTTTAACAAATTCACGGAATAGCTTAATCATGCTTTCTGTATGCAAAGACTCGTCTGCTTGTGACCATGCGATAATCTGACCCATTCCTTTCATCTTACCAAACCTAGCAAAATTCAGCAACATAATAAAAGAACTAAACAACTGCATACCTTCTGTAAATGCACTAAAGACTGCTACCTGTTGTGCAACAGATTGAGTATCCTTTGCAATGAATGATTCGATGTAGTCGTGCTTTTCTTTCATTTCATCGTACTGCAGGAACTCATTGTAGGTTGTCTCTGGCATACCTAGTGTTTCAATCAAGTGCGAATATGCTGCAATATGAATAGCTTCTCGTGCAGCAAAGCTTGAGAGCATCATCCGTACTTCTGGTTGAGGAAAGTTAGGCAAGTAATTATTTACATAAGCCCCTGCTACATCAATATCTCCTTGTGTAAAGAAACGGAAGATATGCGTAAGGAATTGTTTCTCATCTTCCGATAGTTTATTCTTCCAGTCTTTTACATCTTCAAGCATAGGCACTTCACTCCAGAGCCAGTGCATCTGTTCTGACTGCACAAAAGCATCATATGCCCAAGGATAATTAAAAGGCTTATAAAACGTGCGCTGGTCTGTTAGTTTAAGTTTTGTTTTCATTTGTTCCTTTTGTTGGTCAACCTTGGCATGCCAAGCACTCTGTACCGTCAATAATAGCCTGCATATCAATCTCTTCTTCTATTCGTACACGCTTAACGCTTTGGCCTACTTTATCAGACTTTCGCAGTTTAGCACTACGTACATAATACAAAGACTTTAATCCTTGTTTCCATGCTTGAAAATGCACAGCATGTAGATACTTAACATTTACATCAGGTAAGAAGAACAGGTTTGTACTTGCTGCTTGATCTATGTACTTCTGCCGGTCTGACGCTTGCTCAATAATCCACCGTTGATCAAGCTCATTAGCAGTCTTAAATACTGCTTTTGTGTAATCGTCCAAGCATTCCAAATGCTGCACTGAGCCATCGTTAGCAATCACTGAAGCCCATGTAGCATCATACCAGCTTTCAGGATTACCTTCAGCTAACTTCTTAAACAAGGCATCAAGCACTTTGTTCTTATTCAAGAACGCGCCTGAGCTAGTATCTTGGCGATAGGCATTGGCAGAGTAAGGTTCAATACTTGGGCTGGTGTTACCCATGATAATCGAACTAGACGCATTAGGAGCCACCGCCATGACATGACTGCAGCGTTTGACTACACCAGCATCAGCAGCATCTGGACACGAGCCACGCTTGTTTGCTAGTTTAGTATTTGCTTCGTCTAACTTACTTCTGATATGCTTGAACATTCGGATATTTGCAGATTTAGCTAATGCACCTTCAAACGCAATAGAGTTCTTCTGTAAATAAGCATGATAACCCAATGCACCTACACCTACACTACGCTCACGCATTGCGCTGTACTTTGCTCTTGAAATCTCTGCTGGTGCAGTGTCAATAAAATACTGCAGTACATTATCAAGCATTTCCAAAATATCAGCTAAGAACAGCTTATCATCTTTCCATTCATCAAAGTATTCTAGATTTACCGAGCTTAGGCAACATACTGCTGTGCGATCTGCAGACGTTGCTAGGCTAATTTCACTACAAAGATTTGAGCCATAGTTCTTTAAACCTAGCGCTTTCTGATAGTCAGGTAATCCTTCATTAGCACGATCAATAAACCAGATATAGGGTTCTCCTGTTTGCATCCGTAGCTCTAGAAGTTTCATCCATAGCGCCTTAGCTGATACTACTTCTATAACTTGACCGTTGTGTGGCTGAATCAATTCCCAGCTATCATCTGCATTTGGATCGAGCATACAATTTTCAATAATCTGCATAAACTTATCTGGAATATTTACTCCATGATTTAAGTTAAGAGTTCGCATGTTCTGATCACCTGTAGGCTTACGCATCTCTAGAAACTGAATAATATCAGGGTGACTAATATCAAGATAAGCTGCATAACTACCACGACGAGTCAGACCTTGCTTGTATGCTAGACTACTCGCATCATAGGTCTTCAAATGTGGCATAACCCCTACAGATTTGTCATCAGTTCCACGGATACGGACATGTACACCTACACCACCACCCATCATAGAAAGCCAGTTTGTTTCTGATAGATTATTCACCAGCCCTTCTGAAGTATCTTCTAGGTGATTCAGAAAGCAACTAATAGGCATTCCTCGTTTGTTGCGCCCAAAAGCTAGAATAGGCGTAGAGTAAGATAGCCAATGCTTGCTTGCATAATCATACAAGCGTTGCGCATGATTCTCATCAGAGCCAAACGCTTGCGATACATAAGCTAAGCGATCCTGTGGAGATTGCTCATGCTCCATCATATAAGATTCTTTTAGTCGCTTCAGCCCTAGCTCATCAAATAAGCTATCTTTAGAGTAGTCTTTAATAATCATTTAATCTTTCCATAGTGTAGTGTCAATTATTGCATATTTGTCACGTTCTTCTAAGTGCGCTTGAGCATCTACAGTCATGTTCTTCTGCCGATATAGATCATCCAGTATAGAACTGCATGAATATTTATCTACTGCTTCTCTGCTTGCATATCCAGAATTAATCCATGCTTGATCTTGTCGTTCTTCACCAATCCACCTACTACATACAGTAATCTCATTGAATCTATTTCGATGCATAAGATTATCTTGTCTTGTATATTTTTCATTGGTATCTAATCCGAGTGACCACAGCAATGATTTAAATTGTTCTGAGTACGTAGTTTCAAAACTAGCATCATATTTAGGGATTGCTTTTACTAGCTCTGATTCAGAGATAATTACCTGAGCAACAATAAGAGATTGCTTTTTATAGTTCTTTTGGTTTAATTTTAGTTGTTGTTTCATGCAACTCCTTCTTATAAGAATTTTCGTGAATAAGTATTATACCAGCACATTGTTGTAATGTAAAGGTAACTATTCTTCAGTTTCTGTGTTTTTAGTTTGCTTTTCTTTATAGAATTTAACAGTAGCAACTACCATTAAGGCAATAATAAGAACAAATTCTATAGCAACAATTAGTTCAAACATTCTTACTTTCCTTTTCTAGTTCTAACTCTAGAATAAACATTAAGTTAGTAATTACACTAGCTAAATGATTTCTTTTAGTTTCAGCGTCTGTTTTCTCTCCACGCTTCCACTGCCATAAGTGTCGATTAGCTGCAGAGAAATATCTATCTGCAGCATTATCTACGTATTTCCAATTGAAGTCTTCATACTTCTGCGAACCGTAGGTTAAAACATGCACAACTTCCTCCAGAGCAAGACTAGGAATTAAAGAGTATCTAGGCTTGTCTTGATCGAATTTGCGTCCAATTGTTGAAGTACTACTAACAGATGTTACAGTTGGAATTATTGGAGTATGACTATATCCTAGCATATTACAGCAACTTATAAAAAGTATCTTTTGGTAAGCAATCAGATAAATCGTTAGGTACGAATCCCACTGGTTTCATTACCTTATGATTAATATTCTTTAGAGAATAGCAGCCATATGCAGGATTAAAATCTGATTTTACGCCAATGCCTTTGTTTTTATACATATTAATACTTTCGTATACAAGATCAACATCATTAACATCAATAAATTTAGTGAGATTGTTATGAGCAGTATCCATCAAAGCTTTCTTCGTATTAAAACCTAATGTCTCTAGTTGCTGCCCAAAGCCAACCCATGTAACACCAATATCTGCATATCCATCGATAATACCAACAAGATCACCAGTATCAAGTGCAATATAGGTTTCTTCTAGTTCGCTTATAATCAGATCAAGCTGCTCTAAAAGTTGTTGTTTGTTGGGTAAACCATCTTTGTTAGCTGCACGGTTAAAACGATTACATAGTTCAATAAATTCTTGCATAGTATCCTTTGTGTTAGTTGTTAATAATCTCTGCATCTTGTAGATGAACAATATTCAGATAACCAGACGGTTCTCTGCACCAGTAATAATCTTTATCTACACGAATAACTGCATGAGTAGTACCTAGCAGATTATGATACCACATGAGTGAATCAGAGCAAGAAGTAATTAGAATCTTCATATTTCCTCCATAAAAAAAGAACCCTAGGAATAAACCTAGGGCTATTATACTACATTTTGATTGCTGTGAGCAATGCTTGACGTTTTTCTTTAGTGTTTACTGCTTTGCGAGTACGATGGCGTGAACCACAGCTATTGCAAATTTTCTCAGTGAACTCCGATACATCAGTAAAGACTGTCTTACCTGTAAAGGATAGATTGTCAGAACCGCATGTAGGGCAGCGTTCGACTGAATCTGCATGATAATGTGCAGCATTGAAGTTGCTGGCAAGACCATAAGAACGCAGCCGTAGGAACACTTGCTCTAGTAATACTGTATCCTGATTACAGTAGTCTACCATTGTTGCCAGAGCCGCTTCATCGCCATTAAGCACATCAATCCAAAGCTTAATACCGCCCGTTTGTTTCTTACGCCCAATATCTAGAATATCTGCGATAGAATCTAGCTTATTTGAACCAAGACGGAAGTTCTTCTTAGCCATCTGTAGTGTATCGAGTACCTTTACAGAACTAAGCGAAGGGAAGCCATTGATCATACACCTTGCTTGTAAAATCTTATGGTCAAAGCCTAGAGAGTTATGCGCGACAACAGCATCTGCTTGCTCGTACAGTTCCCACAATTCAGCGACAATAGACACGTCTTTTTGTTCAGCGACTTCTGCAGGGAATACGATAGACTTAACTTCTGTATCGCCTAGCCATTTGTAACTTGCACAAATAATCCAATTGCCTTCTTGCTTGATGGCGTCCTGTGAGATATTCTGCTTCCAGCGCCCGAATGTATACGCAAGTGCAGGAGCAGTCTCCAGATCGTATAGTAGAATCTTAGGGCCTTTAGTAGTATCTAGGGACTGTTTTAGCATATCCTTAGTCAGTGAATTCAGATAATCATTGACTGTAGACTTTCCCAAGCCTAGCAACGAAGCAATGTATCTGCCGCTCAGGCCATCCTCTGAAAAATGCTTAATAATCTCTTTATTTTTATCTGTTAATTTAGTTGGCATTAAAATCCTTTCGTTATTGATTTTCGATAAGTTCTTTAACTTGATCAAAATTAAAGTCTTTACTTAATAAGGCTTGCTTAAAGAGTTTCTTACGTTCCTCTTGGTTCTTGCCTTTTTTCTGCAGTAAGCATTGTAACACATTATCCTGTGCTTTTGTAGGCAGCTTATTGAATAATGTAGTAACTTTTTGCATCCATTGTGGGTGTCTCCATCGTTTATCTACAGGTTTCTCTAGATAATCTGCACATTTCCGTAGAAAATCCGGTAAACCGTGCGGATACCAGTATAAATATCTAACTGCAAGGTTCTCCAGTTTACCTAGCGCCATATTAGCCTGCTTATGTGCTGCTGACCGAACATACTGCTGATCATCATGCCTGTGATCTAAATGATAGTCTGTTAGTGCAGTAGGTACGCCTGTGATTCCACAAAGTCTATCTTGCTCTTTAATAAGCTGTTCTCTTACGCGCTTAACATCTGCTGGTGTATATAAGTCTTCAGTCATCAATAAACTCCTGCATATAACTGAAGAATGTAGTCTTATCATCTTCTGTTCTACGCATATATACACAGCTATGGTAAAGCTCTAAGATTTCTTCATAGTTCTTTGTCACAGTTCTGCCGTCCCAAGTTGTATAGGTAATCGGCTCTGGAAACCACTTACGATACTGCTCTACAACCGCATCACGAAGCTCTAGAACGCTCTTGGCTTGCTTTAAAGTCTTTACTGCAGCTACGTCCCCATATCGTTGCTTGTGCAGGTCTGAGGGGCTATAGAAGTCGCTAGGGTCGCCACGTAGAAGCTGATAGCAATAGAAGTTCAAACCTATGCCCTCTACCTTAAGCTTATCTTTGTTATAGCTCAAGTTTCCGAATGCTGGTACTTCTACAACAGCAGGTTCATCATCAGTCCAATTGTAGATCTTTATACCTACGCAACCTCTGCAGTCTTTATCAATAGAAACTACGATAGGGTCGAAGCCTGCCTGCTTAAGCTCGTGTGAGCGAACTACAACATGATCATCTACTTCAATTCCTTCAATCAAACCACCTACATACTTTGAAAGTACATAGTCTTTTGTGGGGTCTAGAAGCAAAGGTCGAATTGCTTCTGCTCTATTAGATTTATACTGCACAGGAAGATCAAGATTTAATCTAAAATTATGATCACCACCGATATAACCTTCACAGATTTCTGCATCAATTGCTTTTGCAATATTCTGTACCTGTGTCTTGACTATCTGGTTAGCATAGGATTGATCAGGAGCTTCTTGAATATCAGTAATTACATAAGCATTCGGTTTAAAAACTAAACCTTTCTCTTTAAGGTAATCTTTGAGTTCTGTTCTTGTATTGAAGACCTTAGATTTATTAGAAGATTTATGCAGAGCATTGATAGTTCGTTTCTCAACAGCAGCAGCACTTCTAAACGCAATCAAGTCCATATCAAACAGAAGTATCTTTTTATTTAGTTGTTTATTGTTTGGCATATGTTAAAAACCCCGTTGGAGCTAACCAACAGGGTTCTATTTAGGGTTTCTTGATGTATACTTGTCGAACAAATAAACCTAGAATTACGACAGAAAGCCAACTCCAGAAGTTATATGGAATTACCATAGCAATAAACAAAGTATTGATTGCCCAGATCACTGCAAATGGATATAGCAGAGCTAGGCTAAGAAGCAACAGCACTCCGAGGATCATACCTGCAAGTTCCCATGCATTCTGTTGTTTTGTTTGGGTGTATAAATTACGCATCTAATTCCTCTGCTAGTTTGATTGTGTATTCTGCTTTCTCGACTACGCTGCTAAGCTTACGTTTTGCTTGTGCTTTAGCTAAACTAGCTACTGCAGCAAAGTCTAGGTCTGCTTCTTTCGCATCTTCTTTGAGAGCTTTCGTATCTTCCTCTAAGACTAGAATCTCGCGGAAGATTGGAACTAGCTTATCAAAAAGCTCTTTGTTAGTCATAGGCGATTCGTTTTGTGTACCGTCATATTACTCCTTATTGTTTCTCGTACTCTACTACTGTTTTTTCTTTACCAATCACTGCATAGAACTCTTGATATTCAGATCCAACGTGCGAAGCATACCAGCCGTTAAACTTAATAAAAACTGTATCAGTTGAATCTGAAAAAGCATAAATACTCCAGTAATCAGAACCCATATCTTCACCACCGTATCGGTCTTTTAGTTCAAAACGGATACCAGCTACATCTAGCTGATTTTTAAGTTCAGTTAATTCGTCACTGTCGTATTCACTATGCTCAGCCTCTATATCTGTATAAAAAAATGATGTTTGAATATCAGTACCTGCTTCTTCAAGCAGAAAAAATACTTTACTTTTTAAATCTGACATAATTACTCCTTTAATAAAATTTGTTTAACAGCTTGGTATTTTTGATTCTGCTAAAGTCCAAGCTGTTAAACAAATTTTATTAAAGGAGTA